GGTGCTAGAAGCCTTGGGAGCGAAGTGGAATCGAAAGGCGAAAGTTCACATCTTCGATAAGGATGCTCAAGAAGCCCTGGATCCTGTGTTGCTGACGGGTGAAGTCACTACGCAGGCCGAGAGTGGATTTTTCAAGACACCTCTGGAATTGGTGCAGAGGATGATAGGATTTGCTGAAATTGAACCCTACATGAGGGTTCTGGAGCCTAGCGCTGGGGGGAATGCCATTACGTACCCACTCAGTAAGCGTTGTCGATGGGTAGTAGGGATAGAATCAAATGCGGAACTGGTGCGTGGTCTTTTGGTAGACCATGGAATACATAGTGATTTTCTGGACTGCGACCCCAGGCGGTTTGTCCCATTTGACAGAGTGCTTATGAACCCTCCCTTTGCTCGGCAGCAAGATGTGAAGCATGTGTTGCATGCCCTGAAATTCTTAGCTCATGATGGGATACTTGTGGCTATAATGAGTGCGGGGGTAACGTTTAGGAAAACTAAAATTACCCAAGAACTGCGGAGAATAATCCAGAGACGCTATGGATCATATATACATCATTTACCGGATGGGACTTTTAGGGGTTCGGGGACAATGGTCAGCACGGTTATGGTGGTAATTACTGGAGCAGAAACGGGATGCGAAAACTAATAGCACTCGGAGTGGTGGGAGCGTTACTGCTTGTGATCCTGGCTGTAGCTGCATTGCTGGCCACGGTCGAATTACGGCGATGGTGGATTGTGAGGGTGGAAAGGAAAATCCGCAAGCGCAGGGATAAATTGCGTATGCTGCGTGAGCAGCGTGGAGGGAAAGTATGAATGTAAATGAAGTTTATGAAGCGTGGCGTAGGCGGTGTGATGAACTGGATATTGCGTATGGTTCTGACAATCCTACGACGCAGGATATAATCGAGTTTACGCTGGAATATTTTGATAGAAAATTCGAGAAAGAAATATCAAAGGTAATAGCTATCGCTGACCATATCCATTTGTGCACACCAAAGGTATATACAGCTTTAGTCCACTTACTCGACGAGATGAAGGTAGAAGTATGAGCCAGCGTTATTTTCTACTCCCGACTGATCCGCGCGTGAAGATCATTCAGGCGAATGCGGTAGCATTCTTGGGGCGGCTGCCCCTCGAAAAGGGGTGGAAGATCGAAGTCACACAGTGGAAAAAAGAGAGGACTCAAAAGCAGGATAACTCATTGTGGGGGGTTGCATACCCGCCGATAAAAAAGGTTACAGGCTACGATGTGGACGAACTCCATACGGCAATGTGCGGAAAGTTTTTCGGATGGGTAGATATAGAAATTATGGGCGAGGCTCGGAGGCGCCCATTCCGCACGACCACGCGCGACGAGCGCAATGAACGGGATGTGCTGGGCCGTGATAGGTTCAGCGAGTTCTACGCGATGGTGCAGCGTGAGGGCGCCAAAATTGGGATAGACGTGCCGGATCCTGATCCATTTTGGAATGAAAAGGAGAAGTGAAATGAATAAACCAATCCCCAAGCATCCGGCGCTGAAGTCCAAAGCTTTGCGCAACTCGGCGCGAGGGCAAGAGTGCACGCTAGATATAGGGGGCGTATGCAACCACGATACTGATACTACGGTACTGCACCATTTGCGGGAGTTTGGCGGCGGAGGAATGGGCTACAAGCCCTCTGATTTTTGTGGGATTTTCGTATGCTCGGATTGCCATGATTATTCTCACCGGGGGTATACATCGCAGTATGAGTGGCAGGGAATTGCCCGAGCAATCGTCAGGACTCACGAGAAAATGCTCGAACTCGGGGTGCTGAAACTGTGAAAATACCCCATATCAGCAGAGAATTGAGCCTGGAGGAAAGGATGGGGAAGGTGCGCTCGCCGTGCGACGGATGTTCCAAGCGGCAATTCTGCCTCATTCACACAGCTTGCTGCCTAAATTATCTCGGATCAATTTCCAGTAAGGCGCTGAATGCTGGAAATTACAGAGCAATAGAAGGAGCGGCATGGCGAGAGCCAAAATACCCGATCGACTATGAAATACAGGATAAAGTGATAAGCGCTCTGGTGCGCTCAGCGCGTAAATCACCGCGACCGCACAGATTGCGGCGCAGGGCTTTTCAATCAACTGGAGGTGAAGCATGAATCGGCAAATACCGCTATTTATTAGTAGAGGCTATCGTGATGGAGCGCGTGGATTCAAAGCGGAAAAGAGGGCGCAGGTGAGGGAATTGTCCAAAGTTTTTAGGGATGGGATAATGATGTGTTCTTCCTATCTCCCCAACGAAGGCATACAGGTAGGTATTATTTATGAGCAGATCATAAGCTTACGCAAGGAACTCAGCGCGAAAAATTGGGGGCGCTAAATAGGATGCCTTGGCCCTCCCTGCGCCCAACTCAACGAGTAGGCGGATGGAGCGCTCGCTGGCTCATATCGATGTATTCCTGCACCACGCGCTGGTATTCCAGGATGGCTTCATCGTATTGGCGCAGGCATTCAGTAGTCGATTCTACGGCCTCAATGATCGCGTCCGTGTCACCTGGCAGAAAATGGCTGTCTGTGCTCATGGTTTTACGATTGGCTCCAGATATATGCCGCGGCAAGGATGGTGATCGACGAACATTTTACGACCAGAATTATAATCCTCGCGCAGGGAATGCTCATAAAATGCTCGCGATTGAGGCCGGATGTGTAGGAGTGTCTCGGCAATCACTCTATCTAGTGAGGTGCCGGTGATTGTGGCAGAGTGATATAGCGTTCCGTGCTCCACTGTATCGGTATAGGTAATCATGATGTTTCCTTGCGCCGCGACCCCGGCGCGTGGGTTGTAGAATGTCTACCAGCTAGCCCCTCGGGGCTGATAGCTGGACACTCAGATCAGAGGCTCCAGAGCCCGCAACGAGGCGGCCCGATGGGTGATATTGTGGCGCGTGGATCCCATCTCGGCCGGTAGGCGGTACCCGGTGCATGAGAGGTCATCGGAGCCAAATGAAGCTGGCGTATACCACTCGGCCATGATATACATATCCCGGTCGCGGCCCACCCAGACATTGAGGCCGTCTCGCACGTAGTGCCAGCATTTGCCGTCGGGGCGAGGCCCGAGTGCGATCGCCTCCTGTAATACGTCGCGCATGATCTGATGATGATTCATGATTCCATCTCCTATCTCCGAATCCCCGGAGTGGGGCGGATGGAGCAACCATCCACATAATTATTATAGCAGCTATTGAGGAAAGGTCAAGAGTTTATCGATAATAACCCAACTATATTTACTACAATTGAATCAATGAGTTATGGAGTTAGGCCAAAGGTTTGGCATGATTCTTGCTTACATAGAGGTCGCGCGCGGGAAGGCGGAAAGTGGTAAAATGGGCATAGGATAGAGATGATTATGCGGGGCTGAGCAATTGGCCGCTCGACCGGTCTCATACGCCGGGAATTGTCGGTTCGAGTCCGACCCCCGCTACTCTGGAGCAGAAATTATGGATTGCCCGCGCTGTGAGACTCCCGTATGTAGCCGGATGATTTATTCCGAGTATTTTGCCGGCGCGGGCAGAATTTCTGGGCTGGAGTGCTGGCACTGCGCGAGGTGCGGAATGGATATTATGGATCCGGATCAGATCCGCCGAGGGCATGAGTTAGTTTCTGCTGCGCGCAGGGCGCACCGGATAAATGGCCCAACAATCGCAGCGTGGTGCACCGATCCTCCCAGTCTCACTACTATAGGATAGGTACAGATGATGCAGTCAGCGCGATATATGGAGGCCGATTTCCCGACGGATGAGGAAAAATCCCGGCTGAATGAGGAAATTAGGGATTTGGTGGCATCGGAAATGTATGGCGAAAAGCTGCTGCGCATGGGCATTGGGCACCGCTCACATCTGTGTGGGGTAATCACGCGATGGGCGCAAGGAAAAAAACTCCGGGCATCGTGCGGCCAATACGTACAGTCGATCGCGGAGAGAATGCATGTATCGCCGTATGAGATGATCTATCCTGCTCGCTATCGGGATCTCGCGATACAGATCGTACTCCAGCACTCTGGAGCGTACGGATATGATTTGGATCGTTTGGGCTTAAATGAGAATGATTCGCAACTGGAGGTGGATGATGGATGAGCTACGAACGGATGAGCTGGATGGGGAAATAGGTCGGCTGCGGCATTATATGATCGAGCAACTCCGGAAGGAACACCAAAAGTCAGAGCTTTATCGCCAGTTGTTTATGTGCGAGGAAACTTCGCCGTGCGGAAAGAACGCAGAGAAAATACACAAGGTGATTGAACTCATTTATGGATCTCGCCCGTATGGATAAGCGCTCACCAGCTTGACAGATCGCCCAATTCTCCCTAATCTAAATGTGAATCATTCACAGGTAGAGAAGGGTGGCGAAGTCAAGCCATTATCCTAAGTGGAAAAAGACTCCAGCTTTGCTTAGCAGGATATGCGAAAGAATCGCAAAAGGTGAGGCGGCTTATAAGATTAGCTTGGACGAAGATATGCCATCTTGGCCAATAATCTGCAAATGGGATCGAGAGGACAAACAATTTGGCTTTATGGTTATGCGCGCGCGAGAAGCTGCGGCGGATTTTATGGACGCCAAGATTTCCAAGATTGCAGATTCGGCGACCAAGGAAAATTGGCAGGTCGATCGCTTACAGATCGAAACCCTGAAGTGGCAAGCGGCACATTCTCGTCCTAATCGCTATTCGGATCGAGTAGAGCACACGGGGGCAGACGGGAGGGATTTAGTGCCAAGCGCGATGAAGATAACGATAGTGGGGCGCAAGAATGCCGCAGAGTGAAGTAGCATTCGATCTTCCCGAGCCGATGGCTCCATTCCTTGATCCGTGGCCATTCAAGATTGCGCATGGGGGGCGCGATTGTACGAAGTCCTGGTCGATTGCTGATTTGCTGATTTATCGCGGCCAAAAGGAAAAGGTACGGATCCTCTGCGGACGGGAATATCAGCGCTCGCTCAAGGATTCCGTCCACCGGCTGCTATCTGATCGCATTAGCGGGCTAGGGTTGGATGCTCGATTTGAGGTGCGAAAAACCGAAATTGAATCAGATATTGGATCTATGTTCATTTTTACGGGGTTCCACGAGCAATCCGTGGATTCGATGATGAGCTACGAGGGGATCGATATTTGCTGGGTCGAGCAGGCTGAGCGGGTAACGGCAGAATCCGCGAATGTCCTCATTCCTACGATATTCCGCAAGCCCGGCTCGGAAATATGGGCGTCCATGAATCCAAAGAATGAGTCAGACTATTTCTATGATCGATTCGTCGCTCATAAGGATCCTGATGCCGTGGTCTGCAAGCTGAGCTACCTCGACAATCGCTGGTTCACGCCAGCGATGAATGCCGAACGCCTCAAGATGAAGGCGCTGAACGATGACCTCTATCGTCATATCTGGCTCGGGGAGTGCCGAAACAAGGCCGGAATGTTGTTCAAGCGTAAGTGGTTCAAATACTACGATAATTTGCCATTCAACCTGAACATATACATGGCGTCAGATTATGCTGTCACGCCGCCCGATGAGAGCAATCCAGCACCTGACTGGACTGAGCACGGAGTGTGGGGACTCGACACGGCTGGCGATCTATACGCAGTGGACTGGTGGAGCGGCCAGACATCGCCGGCGGAATGGATTGATGCGGCTGTAGACCTAATCCAGAAATGGAGTCCAAAGCTATGGCTGGATGAGAATGGCGTCATCCGGCGGGCAGTAGATGGAGAAATCACCAAGGCGCTGCGACTCAAGCATACGTGGATTGTCCGCGAGGGAATTACGAGCGCCGGTGCGAAGGCTGAACGAGCGCTGGGATTTGCTGCACGGGCGAGCATGGGTGCAGTCTATCTGCCGCGGACTGAATGGGCTGAACGGTTGGTAAATCAGCTCTGTGCATTCACGGGTCAGGATGGGCACACAGACGATATGGTTGATGTGTGCAGTTTGTTATCTCGTGGGATCGAGAAAATGCAGGATGCGCAGCCCGTACCCCAGCCTGTAGACCGATCCATTATTCCATTCACCAAGCCTTGGATTGAGGGTTTAGACCGTCAAGATCGACTGGAAGCTGAGGAAAAAGCGAGGTATTACCGATGAGTGAGAAACTAATTCAGACGCAGGGGGGGTTTGCGCTCCAGATTGTCGAGCGTCCGCCGGCGAGTCCTGATGAACTGAAAGAATCAGCACAGTGGGCAGAGAAGCTAAAATCAGCCCGGACATTTGATTCCGCGGCTCGAGAGAATTACGCAATCGACCGGAAATATGCGCGTGGGGATTCAGGAGACTTTACCGTAGATGTGCCGATTGCTGGGGCTTATGTCGATATTCTCACGAGTTATCTCTACTCACGTGATCCTGATCTTGATGCTACGCCTGCACCTGCCGTGGAACCACCACCTGAGAACCTAGTTAGATCGCAGGTCGAAGCACAAGTCCAGCAGCAGATCGCTCCAATGGCTCAAGCTGCACTGGAACAAGCGCAGCAGGCTCAACCGGAACAGCCTCCGCAACCTGGGCAGCCAACTCCGATGCAGGAAGCCAACCAGCGAATCCAGCAGCAAAAGGCTCAAATGATTCAGGATGGGATAAAAAAAGCATTAGAGCCGTACCAAACGCGGATGCAGGAAGCGAAGTCGTTTGGGGAATCGTTGCAGGCTGTCGTGAAGGAATTATGGTCACAGGCTCACCTAACGCGCCATGCGCTCCCCATGATCCGCTCCGGTCTGACTGTCTCGGCGGGATGGATGAAGGTCACGTGGCAGCAACAGACGCGCCGCAGCCCGATTGTACAAGGGCAGATCAACACACTCATGGAGCGGATGGGGTTGATTGCCAGCGATTTGAAGCAAAAGGGTTCGGTGGAGGAAATGAAGCAGCAAGTTCAGGCGCTAATCCCGAAACTGAATGAGGTGAGCGCTCGCGGGCTGTCGATAGATTTTGTTTCGGCCGAGAATATCCAAGTCTCTCCGGAATCAATCATGCTTGCTGGCTATCTGGATGCGCCGTGGATGGCAGAACAGATATTTATGCCGATTGAGAGCGCAAAGGGGAAATTTGCCGATCTTGGCAGCAGATTGAAGAGCGCAATTCTGTATCAGCGCAAAAAGCCTGTGGATGCGTCAGAGGCACATGATTCTGGGCTTCTATCTGATGCGGACGCGAATGATGCGGATGCCTACTCTTCCGGTGGAGCGGATACGGCTGATTTTGGATATTGCCTCGTTTGGGAGATATGGGATCGAGAAGCTGGAGTTGTTAGGACGATGATAGACGGCGTTGAAGGCTGGGCAATGGACGCCTATGAGCCGAACCCCCGAACCCAGCGTTGGTACCCATATTTCATGTTCTCGCCGATTCAGGTCGACGGAGAGCGTCATGGGCAGTCGTTGATTCAGCGTTCACGTCATTTACTTGATGAGTACAACCGAGCACGATCGAATTTTGCAGAGCATCGGCGCAGAGCAATACCCAAACTTGTGTTTGATAAATCCAACTTAACTCCAGATGAAGCAAAAGATCTCGAAGGTGGGGGGCGAGGGGAAATGGTTGGATTGAAACCAATAAGGCCAGGAACTCCCGTGGGACAACTTTTGCAACCTGTGCTATACAACCGTGTGGATATGGGATTGTATGATACATCCCCGATTCGTGCGGAACTTGAGATGGTCTGGGGGATTCAGCAAGCGCTGTCATCGGCTGTACAGGTAGCGAAGACAGCTACTGAGGCTGAAATCCAGCAACAAGGGACACAAACCCGGCTAGGATACATGCAGTTCACGCGCGATCAAGTATTTCAGGAACTGGCCGAATATACAGCTCAAGTTGCTGTTGAAATGATGGATGAAGAGGATGCACAGAAAATTGCGGGGCCGTGGGCGATTTGGCCTAAGGCGGTTGGGGCACAGAATCTGGGATCATTGGTCACGGTGAAATTGCAGGCTGGATCAAGCGGAACTCCGAACACGACGAATCAGCAACGTGCGTGGATGAATATGATTCCTGTTGTGAGGGAAGGAATCATGCAGATCGCTCAGTACCGGCAATCCTCACCCGAGCAGATAGCTGACAGCATCGAGAGCCTCATGGAGGAAACCTTCCACGTTTTCAATGAGCACATGGATCCGGAGCGTTTCTTGCCCGGAGTCAGGAAAGGTGGAACAGAGGTCAGTTCTGGCTATACGCCCAGCGGGCCACCGAGCACGAAAGTAGTAGAGACCATTCCGGTCAATCAACCGGGCCAGACGGCCTAGGAGTAAATGTTATGGACAAGTTTGAAACTGAACTAACAGCTCACCTTAAAAAGGGATTAAGTTCTGAGGGTGTCTTTGAAGAGTATAGAAAACAAAAATCCTTACATGACGCAATTGATGAAGTACAGGAAAACATCCGGGATCATAGAAAAGGAGCTTGTGCAACTGAAGTGCCAGTTCCTGTATGTGACGAGTCATTATATGATGAGCAAATGAAAGAAGACGTTAATCCACACCAACCCCTTGGATGTGATGAGACTGATGATAGGACAAAATCCATTCGACTTGGGTGCGCTATAAATAATCTTCCAGAAGTTCTCGATCATTTAGATAACCTTCTTCAGGACATTTATCATAATGGGGAAGTTATAGATCGTAGTCCCTCTGACAGTATAATTGTAGAGTCTCTTTTATGTGTACTGGATAATGGTTTTAGAAAGGTAGATCAGTATAGGGCCGATGCAATTGCAAAAATAAACCAAATCCATGATCTATTATTCTGACTGGAGGAATATCCATGACTGTTGAACCAAAGAAAGAAGTTGAACCGAAGGAAGAGCAGTTGCCCGAAGGGGTGATTGCTCCTGAAGTGGCAACGGAGGAAGACGCCAAGAATGTTGAGGCATTTGACGAGGGTCTTGAGGCTGAAGGTCTCACGCCAAAGGAAGATGAAGAGGAGGAAGAAGTAAAGCCCGAAGAGGGTGAAGGCGATCCCGAAGCAAAGGAACCCGAGAAAGAGGGCGCTCCGGAAAAGGAAGAGGAAGTCGATCCAATTGCTACAGAGATTGAGAAACTCGACCTCAAGAAGGAAGCAGCGGATCGGTTCCGGGAACTGAGTACGCGACTGCCTGTTGAGAAGACCCAGGAAATGGAGCAGCAGATAGAACGTGGACAACTTTTCGAGAATGCCTTCACGGAAACCTTCAAGGATCCGAAGCAATTCGAGGAAACTCAAGCGGTAATAAAGGCAATCAATTCATCCGACCCGGCTGTCAAGATGCAGGGGCGAAATGCGGTAACTGAGTTACTCAAGAATATGGACAAGGAACTCGGAGTCGTTACCGATGAGAATGAATTGCTCGGGAAGTTCCCTGATTTGCAGAGCAGTGTAGACCTTGAAGACTTCGAGGATGGAAAACTGAGTAGGGAACATGCTCTTGAGATAGCGAAGTTGAGAAGCGCAAACCAGTTGAATACTGATTTTCAGGAAAAGAACGCCCAGACGATGCAGGCGCAGGTTGCGGAAAATCAGGCGATTCAGGAATCAGATTCGCTTATTGAGGGATTAAAGGCCGAGTTTCAGAAAGACCCGGCATACGAGACGAAGCTGGAACAGTTACGTCCGATGCTTAACCTGATTGGGAGACTTCCCGTTGCTGATCGTGCGCAGGCGCTTGCAGAGGCTTGGGTATCAATCCCTGAACCGAAGAAGGTTGACGTATCCGGTGTCCCGCTGCGTCCAATAGGTTCTGGAGTGATGAGCCGAGCGCCGAAGACTCCGCTTGAGGCTTTTGAGTTTGGTGTGGATTCCATCCAAAACCCTTAATTATACTCTAGGTACTTAAGTCGTCTTTTTTTGTCATTTACGTTCAATGAGGTGAGAGATGAGTAATTTTGTCAAACATCCTGGTGCTCTTCATCGGGCGCTGGGTATCCCTGAAGATGAGAAAATCCCTGAAATTCGTTTGATTGCGGCCGCCCACAGTAGAGACCCGGCGATTCGGCGTATGGCAAACTATGCCCTACACGCTCTTCGAGTGGCCAGTGAGCATTCAGCCAACAGACCGAAGAAAGAGAGAGAAGCAGCGGCTAGAAAAGGGACACGAACGCGAGAAAAGGATAAGTGAATGAAATTTAAGGGATTGTGTGTTATGATCTGATTGTGGTAGGTCGTAGGCGGATTCGCACCCGCAACCACGCCGCATAGCTGTTATCGCCGGGTTCGCGTCCGGTAGCGCTGTACGAGGCATCGTGCCCTCAAATGCGGAAAGACCGTCTGAAAAGACTTGTTTTTCTAATTTTGAGGATAGGAAAATGCCAGTTACAGCAGCACAGTTAGATGCTGGTGCCAATTACCAGCTACAGACCTATGCTTCCGGTGATCCCATCGACAACTTCAACGAGGAACGTCCTCTGACGAAGTGGTTGATCAAGAACATGGTTGCATCCACTTTCATGAATGGAGTATATAACGCAAAGGTCTACGTTAAAAATGACTCCAATTACCAGCATTACACCGGCGATGAGCAGGTATCGTTTAACAAGAAAGATACTATTCGCCGGGCGCCGTTTTATCACTATGAAGACCATGATGGGTTCAGCCTGAACGAGACTGAACTGGCAGATAATGGCATTGTGATGACCGATGATCGGAATGCAGTAATCACACAGGCCGAGAAACTTCAGATCGTGAACAAGTTGGCCGAAGGGTGGTTAGCGCTCAAGGAAGGATTCCAAGAGAACTTCGATCTGACGATTCACCGTGATGGCTCGCAAGCTGCGAATGCGGCTCCGGGACTTGATTTGTTCGTTTCCACTACACCAACGACTGGTGTGATTGGACTTGATCCGGCCACGTATTCTATTTGGCAGAATCAGGCACTCCTGAACATTTCTACAGCAACGGCAGGGAATCTGGTTACAAACATGGAAGCCGGATACCGTGATGCAATCACTCGCGGGAAGCGGATTCCTGATGCTTGGTTCGTAGGTTCAAAGTTCTATGACGCCTACAAGACCGATTCCCTGAACACCATCACGCGACAGTTGATGACTTCCGGGAACAGTCCGACGAACATCGATGCTTCGACTGGGACTCTGTCATTCAAGGGAAAACCCTTGATCTGGGATCCAACGATGGATGCTCTTGAGGTTTTGGATTCTCCGGTTATTCCTTGGGACAAACGGTGCTATGGACTCAATTCCAAAGCGCTCGTTCTGCGTCCAAACAAGGGCCGTTGGATGATTAACCGCAAGCCGAGCCGTGTATACGACCGCTATACACATTACTTCGCTGTCACGTCTGATTACGGTCTGACGATGAATCAGCGCAACTGCTTGGTAGTCATGTCTATCGCATGATTGCTCCACTGCCCCGGTCTTCGGGCCGGGGCCTTTTTAAGAGGATTTGATATGAAATCTTACATGCTTGCACAACAAATGGTTACCACTGCAGTAGCCGTAGGTGCTGTTGTAACGGATGTTGCTACCCCGTTCTTGCCTGATCGAGTTGTCCAACTCACGACCAACTTTGTTGGAAATGATACGGGAGTGGCGATTGTTGAAACGTCTCCTGATCTTGTCACGTGGACAACGGTTCTTACTGCCCCGGCTGGGTTGAATGTGGCAGAGATCGTGTGGGCCGGTCACGCTCGCGTCAGTATGACTGTAGTGGGCACCGTCGGTACCTTTGATTCCTTCGTATCTGCGGGGGTTTAAATGAAACAGGTAAACGTGCAGATTGCCCGCGCGCAGGGGTTTACCATTGCGAAGCAAGTATCCCCGGCGGAGGTCGGGGTGCTTCGTTCAATTCACGGATCTGAGAGCATTAAAGTCCTTAGTACAGTATCGACTGATCGGAAATATGACGCAGTCCAGGAATTCGATTCCATGGTACGGCGTTATGGTGGTGATGTAGTCGCAGCGGCTGTACACGGATTCAAGGCGGCAGAGCGCATGGAAATGGAGTGGGGAGATCAATTTGAGGTTGATTCTTCAGAAGCCCCCAAGAAACGGGGACGCCCAAAAGGAGTGTGATAAATGGCCAACTACAATAGTGGGTTCACTTCTCCCTATTCGACCGCTACGCTGGGCGATCTTCAGACTGAAATGCTCTCGCGCCTCGGGTTCGGTACGGCTCAGGCTGGATCGGTTACGTCTTTGCTCACTTCCTTTCTGAAGGAAGCTCAAACACTACTCTATCTTCGGTACCCAATGTTCAAGACTAAGAGGTTTTTCACTTGGGCATTCGTTCCTGGGGTTCGGTTTTATGAGCTTACATCGAATACCAACACCGATATTACTCAAAAAATGGATGCGAGTTCCATTGATTGGGTTGGAATTTCAGAGGGAGATAATATCTGGAGACCGTTGATCTGTGGGATTGACCCTACTTTGTATGTTGGGAATACACAATCTATCCCAGAGTTCTATGAAATTCGTGATTCAATTGAAGTCTGGCCTATTCCTTCCAGCGCCGCATGGAGTTTGAGAGTAAAGGGAGAATTTGGGTTAGCCCCCTTCGCTGTTAGTACAGATGTGACCACGATTGACCCAACAGCCATATTCCTTCAAGCCTTATCGCGCGCGCAAGCCTACTACGGTAAGGGGGAGGCCAAAATAACGGCTACAGACCTACAAATATACATCGGGGATATGATTGCACGTTCGCACATGACGCGTAGATACATTCCTGGGACTGAATCCCCGCGGAATGCAGTACGTCCGGTGATGGTATGAGAAAAGTAATTCTCGGCCCATTGAAAGGTGGAATTACGCGCTTGCGCATAAAGGGAGGGGCAAACGCAAAGGAACTCTATGATTTATTGAATGGCTATGTGGATGTATCAGGTTCTGCGCGGGCGCGGCCCGGTTCGGATCTAGTTTATACGCTCCCACAAGGGACAAGTGGGATGGTCTACTTCGACGGGAATATCCATGTATTCTCCACCACTCTGATTACAGGAGCTCCTGTCGGTGTAGTGATTGATGTATTACACAATCCTGCAATTCTATTCACAGGAACCATTACCCGTATTCATTTTGCCAAGCCTTTTCTTGGAGTTCTGTATGTTGTTGCGGAATTTTCAGATGGCTCTGTCTATCACTACTGGCTTCAGAACAGTTCTCCATGGCAAGCAAACCATGCTTATCTTCCTCATACGAATGCCAGTGAAGTCCCTGCAAGTCCGAGCGTTCCAAATGGATTCAAGTATGAGCCGAGTCCGGTGCTTCCGGAACCTGACAAGTGGGTTGCAAACACTCCTCGCGCAGTGGGGGATGAAATTATCCCAACCGATGGATTTGTAGCATCCAACCCTCAAGCTGGAGACTTCAAGCAGGTCGTTACAGAAGTGATTGGATCAACCCCGGCAAGTGGTGCAGTCGAACCATCTTGGCAGACAACTATAGGTGGGATCACATACGAATACTACGAATCTGGAGAAACACCCTCTGGTTCTACCACAGGTTCTGGTGGGTGGAACGGCAATGTGGGTAGCAACCCAGATGCCCCAGGTGGAAGCAGGTATCTTCTCCCATGAATACATGGCAAGCATCTACGCTGTATTCTTCCGGGGACTTGGTTAAACCAGCGACGGTCCCGATTATTACTGTTCCCGTACTGGCCAACCCGAGTTTCGATCTTGGAAATTCCGGGTGGGATTTGACGGGAAATGCAATAATTCAACAGGGAGTTCACTTTGATGGTGCGTGGGCATGCCAGTTGGCCGGCCAGTTAAGTGCGGGCGGTACGAGCCAGACATTCCTTGATTGTACGCCGGGTAATACTGCCTCAATAACGGCAGAGGCTATGTATTCAGGAGCAACAGAAACGGCGCGTTTGACTCTTATTTTCAACTGGTATGATTCCTCGAAAACATTTATCAGTACTCACACAGCCGATTTCCATCACTTGAGTAATGGATGGCGGCAATATTCAGATTCAAATGTAGCCCCAGCAAATGCAGTCTTTCTCAAAGTTGGATTTGGGCTTCAAAATGTGACAACTACCACTTCAATCGTTGATGCATTCTCCGTAATTACCGGATATTCCCAACCCCCGTTTACATTGGTTTACCAAGCAACTCAACCAACACCAGCGACTTCGGGAGCAACAGAACCACCGTGGTCCACAACGGTGGATACAACTTTTTCAGACGGAGGGGTTACATGGTTAACCGTATATCCAAATAGAGTCAAGTGGGAAGCGCAAGCACTCATGGTTTCAGGACCGATAGAACCGGTATTTCCTGCTGCTGTTGGGGGAACCGTTCTTGATGGCACGATGATTTGGACTGCTGCTACTCAGCAAATAACAGACAAGAATTGCCCGAACACGAAGTACGTAACGATTGTTTCAAGCAAGGTCTATTGCGCAGACAAGGACATCATACGATATTCCGCAACAGTCAATCCGTTGGACTGGACTACGCTTGGAGATGCAGGATACATCCCGTTCGGTCTGCAAAAGTTTGGATCGAATCCTTGCGTTGCCCTTGGGCTGTATCGCTCGAATCTTGTAGCTTTCAATGCTGAAGGATTCCAGATGTGGCAAGTCAATGCCGACCCGGCAAATATATCGCTTATTACCGCATTGCCCATTGGATGCACAGAGCAGCATTCTCTGCTGCCGATAGGGAATGATCTTGTATTCCTGTCCGAGAAGGGCGTAAGAACAGTTTCCACAGCAGCAGCTTCCGAGTCTCTGGAAAGTGGGCAAACAGGTGAACCTGTTGATTCTATTTTCTACGATATCACTCAATCGGAGTTTTTGGGAGTCTATCGCATAGATTCTGCACATGATATTGGTCACGGCCAATATCTCCTAGTTATAAATTCGGAGGGTGTGTAAATGGTTGCCCCAGGTGGAACAGCAGGCGCCGAGGCGCTCGTATATACCATGGAGTCCAAGGCGTGGTCACGCTACAAGTTTCCTGCCGAGGCTACGGATTTCTGTCAAGTCGGAGATGATCTCTATTATCGCGATGGGGATAATGTGATGAAATTCAATGATCAAACCCCGACCGATAATGGAACCCCTATACAAGGGATTGTCCAGTGGCCGTGGCTGGACTTCAAAACCCCGGGAAGGACGAAGAGCCTTACGGGGATTGATGTGGTTTGCGATGGAACTCCTACACTTTCAATCGGATATGACGAAACCAATATTATTGCGATGGATAATGTGGGTGCACTTTCGCCGGACACTGTTCCCGGACAACCCGTACCATTGCAATATATGGCTCCCAGCTTTTCTGTTCAACTCACATTTTCCAGTGAAGCGTGGAAGGTAATGGAAGTCCAGTTGTACCTGCAAGATCAGGAGCCTATGTCATGATATTCCCATCCAGACCACCTTCTAATCTTGTCCAGTGCAGGAATATCCACGTGATGTACTTGGTCGAGCACATGCGCGAAGACGAGATCGAGCAGTTCAAGGCGCTCGCCTATCGTGATGAATTCAATTCCGATGAAGCAGCCACGCTGTTCTTGTCCAAGCAGGGACCGAAATTCACCCTCCTTGGGAAAGACGGTATTCCATGGGTCAGCGGAGGCTATGAACCGGTAGCTCCCGGCGTGATGCAATCGTGGATGCTGGGATCGACTGAAGGTTGGACGCACTGGAGAGACATCACCAAGGCCAGTAGGTGGCTCGCAGGGCTGTTGCTCCAAGAAGGCACACGAAGACTACAGGGGTCTGTCCTTCCGTCTCGCTGTAAGGCTGTGGAGTGGTTCAAGCGAGGATTGGGAATGAGTTACGAAGGCACACGCAGGAGTTTTGGCTATCACGGAGAGGATGTGATGGATTTTGCTCTGATTGGAGGACGCAACAATGGGTTATAACTCAACAGGGATGGGCGCTGGAGCAGCTTTAGGAACTGGGCCGCTTCCTTCTGGATTTCCGGTAGCCAGTAGTAACCCCAACCAAGGCAGTTGGCTCAACCCAGCAGGTGCGATAGGTGGAATGCTAGGCTTTGGCCCCGGAAGCTCGTGGACTCCCCTTCAAGCAGCTCAATCCGCCCAACGTGAACAGCAGTTGAACCAAGAACGCGCCACAGCACAGATTAACAAGATCTTCGACAATCCAGCTCGAAAAGCTGAATATGCAAACTTGGCAAACACGACAACCCAGTATTACACAGGTCAGTTGAATCGACAGAAGGGACTGAATGACCTTCGGATGAAGTTTTCGCTGGCTAATTCAGGGAATACTGGAGGGTCACAGCAGGCCTATGATTCCAAACTTGCAGGTCAAGACTACATACGAGGCCTTCTGGCGGCCTCACAGCGCGGCCAGTCGGCTGGAGTGCAGTTACAGCAGCAAGACCAGCAAGCGCGAGCACAACTACTTGCGGAGGCCCAGAGTGGCCTCAATGTGGGTGAGGCCAGCACGCAAGCGAGCCAGATGCTCCAATCAGCACTTTCTGGAGCCAAGGCATCTTCGACTCAGCAGGCTTTGGGTAACGCATTCGGTGATTTCTCGAATATCTACAGTCGGGATTTGCAGAATCAGGCAAACATTTGGGCCTTGAAGAAATATGGCCTTTTATGGAAATGAGGATATAAGTTATGGGACTTTCAGCAGCAGTTTTAGTGCCTTTGATCGCTTCGGCAGCAAGTGCTGGGGTGAACCTTTACAACACTCACCAAACGCAGAATAAACGGGATAATATCCTAGCTCAATCCATTCGGGATCAACTGCGTAACCAAGGTGATGCCGCACAACAGACAAACGATCTGATTGCCAGGATGCAGCAATCGAGTGATGTGAACCCGCAGGCTAAAACCCAAGCCACATATCAGGATGTGCTGAATGCGAATCGGGCATCTTCTACTGGCGGCTTAGGCCAACAGGGTGCGGTCAGTTCGGCTTTCTCGCAAGATGCCTCACAGGTAGCTCAGGGGCTGGGAAATTATGGGACGGCACAGGCAACCGATTTATCGAAGATGGCAGCCCCGCATCTTCAGCGCATAAATGAAGGAAATGATGCTCGGAAATATCAGGAAACCCTGAATGCTATCCGCCAAAGAGTGGCTTCGGAGCGGTTCTTGGAACAGTTGAAGCTAAAGGCTGTGCATCCAGACCCGTGGTTGTCTGCTCTGGCTTCTCTGGGACAAGGCTTCGCTGGTAGTTACAACTTCGGAGGCGCCAAAGCTCCCTCGAAACCCTTTGACATGAGCAACTGGTTTTCAGGCAATGCTACGCCTACACCTGGACTATTGAACTCATGAATGGTTATCAGGACATCGGTAAATTGCTTGCAGGAATAGGAGGCGGCAATCCCTATCAGTTGAAGGCAAATGATATGGCTGCAAGGTCTGATGCAATTCTCCAGCGTGCCAAACTTCTGGACATGAAGTCTCAAGCGCAGTCGGGTCTTTATGATTCATACGTGCATAATGGAGTTAACCCTCTTTACGCTCGCGTACTATCAAACCTCGTGATAGGGGGACATAATGCTTATCAGTCTGCTGCGGCAAGAACTGAAACGGAAAAACGTCCTTTGGAGTTAAGTAAATCAGAAGCACAGATAAAAGCCATTCTTGCGCTTGCAGGGCAAAGAAACGCTTCTGGAGGATATTCCAATGCTGCGGCAGAAAGAATAAGGACACTGACTCCGGGAGAAAAAATGGTGAATCAAGCGAGGGCTGCAAGACTCAATCGAAATGTTGTAGGTAAATCCCCTTCCACCACCCATAGAAAGGGATCTTCACATACGCTTTCAACCGCAGATCTACTGAAACTTTTCCAAATGAAGGACATACTGACTGGTAAAAAGATTTTCGACCCCAAGAGTGCTTCCAGTTTTTATGCTTGGTTAAACGGCAAACCCGCCACGATGGGTAACTTTATCAAGTGGAAGGGAACCACTAGTTTGGCGCCGACGAACGCGGCCCCCTCAACGACTCTAAGCCCACAGAATGATCCTGTTGGTTTGTGGGATATTTTACACCCAAAGAAACCATGAACATAAGCCAATTCAAACAAAAGTATCCGCAGTATTCGCAAGTCCCGAATCAGGAACTTGCTAACGCCTTGTATCAGAAACTCTATGCTGGAAGCGTTTCATACAACAAGTTTATGCAACTGGTTGGAGAGAAAGGGTCTTCCAGCCCATTGGCTGACCTTAATCCACAAGCTCCGACTGTACCAATTCCGACCAAGGATAATGTCGCTCTACGTGTTTTCAACTCAGCCCGTGGTGGCGCGCCGCTTACCCCCGCCAAACCTGTCCCAAGTAGCTTCTTAGATGCCTTTGGTAATGCAGCCGCATCAAGTGGGCGTGAAGCATTTAATTTCCTTGAACGTGCCACAACAGGGATTGGAGCGGGGGTTGGTAGAATGATAGGGGATCCCGTTGGTGGAGACATCCTAGCTAAGGCAAAATCGAATGCAGCACTTATTGAAGGCCAACGCCGTGCCATTGCAGCTCAGCAGGAAAGAGCAAACGAAGAAGGTAAGGTGGGAGCGTTTTTCGGGAGTGCGGCTGCGGGACTCCTTGCGTTTGGCCCACAAGTTCTTGAGGGGGCCGTGAATGCTGCCGAAAAGTCATTATCTGAAGGTGAGTCATACCCCGAAGCGATTGCAAAAGGATATGCCAGTGTGGCTATATCTGTGGCGCCACTGGCATTCCTGCATGCGCCTGTCGGGAGGACAGCAAAAACAGTATTGACTGGTGTCGCCGGTGGTGAGTCGGCAGCCGCACAGCAAGCCTTGACTGGTCAGCCACTCAATCTGAAGAAGGTTGGAGAGAATGCTGCCGTTATGGCACTTTTCGGAGCAATCTCCAAAGGGATTCCAAAAGAAGCGCCCAAAGCGCCAGAAGCTCCAATTCCAAAACCTCAAGCGCCTGATTTGATTTCACACCTTGTATCGTTGCAGAAACCTCAAGCACCTAATGTGTATCTTGAAGTCGCAAAAGCTCGCAAACTCGGGATTCCAGACAATGAAGTTTTGGATGTTGTCAAGAGTTCATCTTCACCAGAAGAGGCCGCCGTAAAACTTGCAGCCCTTAATGCGCGCGGCCCGACGTATGTCCCGAACTTCACATTGTCGGAACCAAAGTCGACAAAATTACTACAGGCGCCAATAAAACCAATTTCTGAAACAAATATAGCCGTCGAGGTGGCTAGAGCGCATAAGCTGGGGGTTCCTCATGAGCAAGTAATGAAGATAATTAGGTCTTCACCATCTTGGAAAGAGGCGGCTATTAAATTAGGCGAGTTAAATGATAAGGGAAAACAGTATGTCCCTAATTTCACTATACCTGAATCCCAAAAGCTCCTTCAAGCCCCTATTTCTACTGAAGACCTGATGAACCAACTAGGCAAGCCTGACATCTATAGCGGGAAAAGCCGTTTAGACCTATCCCTACTCAAAAGCAATCTAGGGAAGGTTCCAAAGAAAGTTGAAGGATCGTCTCCCCTCGATAGCATAATACGAAGAGAAAGACTCACATCGATGAAGGAGATAAACAAGGCTCTAAAGGTCAATGAGGGGCAAGCTGTGCCTAAAGGTGAGGGTCTCAAAAAAAAAGCCCCCATCCCAAAAATAATCGAAACTCCTAAATCCCTTGATGTCCAGAAAGAGGAAGCCAAGGCGCAGGCACTCGATTTCCCCGCTGTGAATCCAAAGGTTGCAAAACCTGAACATGTAAAACCGGCGCACATAACCAAGCCAACGACGCAGGTTCGTGAGGGAATAGATGCATATAACTATGTAAAAGGAGAAATGGGCATGACTCCTTCGGGATCGTTTACAAAAGATAATGCGCGTTGGATGACATTTACAGCAAACGAAGTAAAGTTTCAAGAAAACGCAAATAAATCCCCTTCTGGTTCCACTCGGAAAGGAACCTTTATCCCGACTGCAAAAGAATCCCATACGCCCCCATTGTATTCAAAAGGGGAAGGGTCAGGAATCAGTGCAGAAACCATCCGTTCAGAAATTCCAAAGCACCTTCAATCCACATTCAAGGCTCTTGAAGACCGAGGGATTGTGCATATTGCAGAAAAGCCCGAAGATATTCCAGCTTCAAAGATCGCTTCGATGAAGGCTAAAGGAACATCCGACAAGGTTAACGCCTATTGGGACGGCAAAGCATTGTGGCTGCTGGGGCACAATATGAGCAAAGGGACTGCATTAGCAACAGTCCTGCATGAAGGCTCTCATGCCACGATGAAAGGAATGCTGGGGGCTAGATACTCCGATCTACTGGCGCAGTATGGACGTTTGTTTACGCTTAAAGACCCGATTGCACGGAGGGCAGAGAAGCGGGCTGTGGCTTCAGGCGAGAGCGGAGACAGACTAGATAGTGAGCGCTTGGCCTATCTTGTTCAGGAAGCGACCAAGGGCCGCAGTGAATCCCCGAAGGCGCATGCTCTGGCTGGACGGATTCTATCCGCTCTGCGCCAATGGTTCTTCAAGTCTCCGCTATTCAAGGTGGCCGCTCGTGCTGGAATCCATTTGAAACTCCAGCCGAAAGACTTCATCGGCTTGACAGAAGTTGGATTGAAGAAACTATCCAAGGGTGAAGTGGAAGGGGTAAAATTCAAGCCTCGCGCAGTCCATGATGCAACGCAGTATTCTCTTACTATTGAAGAGAACAAGTCAGTTATTGCCGCTGCCAAGGATGCTTTGGCAAAGGGCGCGGACATTGCGGCTGTTCATGCTGTACTCAAGGATGGCGGAATTGATCCGGCAGTCTTGGGGAGCAAGGGAAAGTTTGAGCCTTCGCAGGTTAAGGGTATCAAACCCATTGATCCAGCCCCGGAAACACACGCAAAGTTTACCGAACAAGAAAAGACACCATTCACCCAGACTGTGATTGACGGGATGAAGAACGTGTTGCTGAACTGGCGCAAACTGTTCCCGTCGGAGAACACGAAGGGAACGAAGGGATTTGCCGCAATCATCGGAAAGAATCTATCCGACCATGATCTACGATGGGCAAGAATCGAAGACACTATATTGAAGTGGCGCGCCGACTTCGCTAAGTTGGGTGATGCTGGAATGCGTAAATGGATAAACGACTTTGAGCACGGCGATTATTCAGGGATTCATGCAAAGGAGTTACACGCAATCCTTGAGAAACGATATACTCTTGAAACAGATGCAGGCGCTACCATCCCACAGCGGAGAAACTATTTTCCCTTGAGTATCAAGCAAACGCCTGATTTTCTCGTGTGGGTGGAAAAGAACTATATCAAGGGCGCAAAGGGAGGATTCCAGAAAGCTCGTTTATTCCCCACGAGAGAAGAGGCCATTGCAGCAGGTTTCAAGCCCAAGTTCCCCAACCCTGTTGATGCTGTACTGGCTCGGATTGAGGAGGGTGAATACATCCTGACTCGGTTACTCACGCTCAAGGAAGCTGAGGGATATGGATTAATTCGCCCCTACATTGATGGAATAAATGAAGATCAAGGAGAGCTATTCAAGGATTTCCCAGAACCAAGACGACCAGATGAAGTAAAAGTGAGGACGGATGACTTTGGAGAATGGCTCGTTCCTCAAGAGATTGAGCCTTTCTTTGAGAATGGCGTTTTGAATGTTGATTCATTCAGCAGCAAGACTTTCGGTGGAAGCATTTTCAGGTTCATCATGATGTTCAAGCAGCCGGTTCTGACCATGCGCTTGACTGCCTCTGCTTTTCATCTCACTCATGAGTTGGTTGATCTGCGTCAATCCAGCGGAATGGCGGAAGCCGCCAAGGCATTTCTTGGCACCAAGGTGACGAAAGAATCAATAAGCAGGTTTGCCAAGAGTATGATGCTCCAACTCATGGGCGTTGGAGAAACGACACCGCGAACATTACTCAAGATGCATGTGTTTCTGTCCGGCGGTATTGAGCACGTATCTCCATTCATGCGCTGGGTGGCGGGACACTACACTCCGGAAAAGTTGAAGCTCAATGCATTTGAAAGCACTATTGCCAAACTCTTGATCGAGAGCGGCTTTAAGTTCAAACTTTCGTTGGAATACAGGGGCGATGTTGTGCGAAACATGCGTGAAGCGCTCCAAGACGGCAAGTGGGTGAAAGCCGGACTCGAACTTCCGTTCGCTGTTCTGAGAGGAATACAGGTTCCGATTATGGATTGGGTAGTTCCGAACCTGAAATTATTGGCCATGATTGACGGGATACGCTCAATGTTGCGACAACATCCTGAGATTATGGGCTATGACCTTCCCAGAGGCACACACGATGCCGGCATTGAACGAGACATAAAGGAGCGTGATCTTGGTCGCATGATAAAGATGCGCTCACTCATGAAGGGTATTGACGAACGGTTCGGACAAGCGGCCTATGATCGTATATTCTGGAACAAGAAATTCTTGAGTTCGATGCAGCTATTCTTTCTGTCGTTCACGTGGCAAAAGGGGTGGATTCACCAGTTTGGTGGTGCTGCGTTGGACACCGCTAGGACACTCACTGGGCTTGCCGCTCATAATGAAGAGGGAGCACACGTTACTTCCCGTATGGTTTATTCAGCAACTTACATCATGATTAGCGCCTTAATGGGGACATTGATGACTGAGTTGGTTGGTGGGCAGCCGGTAAAGAATTGGTTGGATTTATTCTACCCTGTGGTTTCCTATACGCCCGATGGGAAGCCGATTAGGAGTTCGACCCCGTTATTCACTCGTGAACTCGTGTTTTATAAGAGAGTTGAACTCCTTGGGTTTTGGGGAGCATTGACCCGTGCAGTTCTGAACAAAGGAACTCCTCTTATTCCTCTTATAGACAATCAGCTTAAAGGCAGCAATTATTATGGATACCAATTCGTCAATCCGAATGCTTCATGGAATGAGCAACTGTGGCAACGGGTGAAACAAGCTGCTGAGGATGTATTGCCTATTTCATTCAGCGGCATTGAACGTTCATTACAGAAAGGTATGTCGGTACCAAAATCCTTGGCCTTGAATCTTTCCGGGTTTACACCAGCACCTTCTGCTATTGAGAATCCATTATATGTGAATGAGATAGGGACGCTATACAGGCGGTATGTCGCTCCTTCAATGCATTCATTTGAATCCAATGCTAAAAGTCAAATGTATCGGAATCTGCGTCAGCTATTCAATGCTGGGAAAGCTGCCGGTGACCTTTCTGCACTTTACAGAAAGGAAAGCGATTTAATCAGCCAAGGAAAGCTGACTTTTGGATCGGTCAAGAGATTCAACAAGGGTCTATACGAACCACGAGGATATTATGAATTTTCAAGGCTTCCCGCGTCTGTCAGATTACGTGAGTTCAACAAAATTCCGCATAAAATGCAGGGTAAGTTCTTCAAGGGCCTTTCTCATCAGCAACGGGCCGCTCTATACCAAAAGGGGTATCGACCATGAATAAGGTACGAGTCCCGCTATTCAAGTCTCCGGGCAAGAGTGTAGTAGTTGATCTTGATGGGTCAGGGGCAACTCTGGGAAAGAATCTGTATGATTCCAGTGGGCACGTCATAACGCTCAAGTCCCTGTTGGCCATGCTGACTGTATCTTCTACGGGTTCGGGCGTCTCACAGGCCCTTGGGAGCACTGATGATCTAGAAGAGGGTAAATACAACCTGTACTTCAAGAACTCACGCGTCATGCACACTCCGACCTACACAGACATCGACTTCACAGTCCCGACGAACCAGCAAATACTGTGGTCTGTGCCTATCGAGCTTGGAGCTAATGCGGATTTAATTATTGATGGCGATCTGGTAGGAGTAGCGTAATGTCTATGTTCTCATTTTTCAAGACACCAGCGGCTAGCGTTACGACGCCCTCTGCTGGGAAGGTTGCAATCTTTGTGGATTCCACAACCGGCGATCCTATGTACAAGGACGAGCTCGGTGTAGTTCATACCATGAGTGGAAGTGGCGCGAATCCTCAATTCGATGAAGACCCAGCTACGACTACTGGTCTCACATGGGGGTTTATTGCTGGAATGATCCGTAGTGGAACCAGCGTAATCTCTGTAGCAGCGGGGACGATAACACTTGCTGCGAGCACAACAAATTATGTGGAGGTTGACGGGACTGGAGTTGTAAGCTCAAATGTTACCGCATTTACCGTTGGCTCTATCCCGCTGCGCACTATCATTACCGGCGCGACTGCCATTGCAACCAGCACCGACGAACGCGCGTGGCTTGTAGTAACAGGAGTTGGAGGGAGTGGAAGTGGGACAGTTACCAGTGTTGCTCTGGTTATGCCTGCTGCTTTTGCGGTTTCTGGAACTCCTATTACTACTGCCGGGACACTTACGGTTACAGAAGCTGTCCAACTGCCGAATTTAGTTAAAGCAGGCCCAGCTTCTGGTAGTACCAGTGTAGTTCCGGCCTATCGAGCTCTGGTAGCTTTAGACATACCTGCTCTTGCTTATGCAAGTTCAGCACAAGGAGCGCTTGCTGATAGTGCTGTTCAAGCTGTTATCGCAGGAACTAATATATCTGTGGACATTACAAACCCGCAGCAACCTGTTGTCTCGGCAGCAGGCGGCCTTACTGATCCAACTACTACCTTGGGGGACTTGATTGCACGTGGATCAACTGCTCTGGCTGCTCTTGGCGTAGGCGCTGATGGGCAGATTCTAACTGCAGATTCGACTGCTGCCTTGGGGATTGCTTGGGCTGCTGCTGCTTCTGGGTTTGCCAACCCTATGACTACTCTGGGCGATTCGATTGCGGCCACCGCTGGTGGAACTCCTACACGTTTCCCCGTAGGCGCTGATGGTCAAGTCCTTTGGGCAGATTCTACGGCTGCATTGGGAATGTCATGGGCAGTTCCTCCTCAAGGGATAGGCAACTTTGGGCTTGATTCTTCTGGTACAGTATTTCCAACAATATCTATGAGCGCTGGGCTGGTAATGTACAAGAAAGGGGGTACAGCTAAAACGGCATTGGTAACTGCTGCAACCTTTACTATTGCTGCGTCCAGTACAGCCTATTTGTGGGTTTACTATGATGGAGTGGGATTCAGCTGGTTCCAGTCGATTAGCGGTTTATCTCCTGGCCCAGAGTACATTCTCATTGAAAAGGTTACATCTGGAACTACATACTTTGCTTCTTTCACAAATTATCTCACGCGAGCCATTGACATTGGTGGCTTGCGGGAGAATAAGATGTCTACGAAAGGAGATATTGATACCTATGACGGAACTGGTAATGTAGTTCTTGGTGCAGGGGCAACAGGTCATGTTCTAACGGTTGACCCAAGCGCCTCTGATGGGATTGCTTGGAATGCGCCCTCTGTTGTTGTTGTAGATTCCACGGCTACAGCTTACACACTCGGAATTGCCGATGGAGGGCATGACTTACGGTTTAACAACTCAGTAGCTATCGCCCTTTCTATCCCACTAAACACTTCTATTCCTTTCCCGGTTGGCACTTGGTTGCTGTTCTCTCAGGCTGGAGCCGGTGCTGTAACTGTAACAGGAGTATCCGGTGTGACTCTCCTCTCACCTAATGGAGCAGCTACAACGGCCATAGGTGATCTTCGCGGTCTTGAGCAGGTTGCAATTGATGCGTGGAGGGTAATATGAGTTTAATCCTGGCTCGCATTGCTGCTGCACACAGATCGGTGGGGGGGGCGCCTATCAATATTGATACCTATGTTCCCGGCGTTGCAGTCACAGGAGCGAGTTGGAATATAGCTGAGTTGGGTTCTTTATTTACTGATACAGCGGGTACCATCCCGGCGGCATTGGGGGATAGCGTTGCGCTGGTGAAAGATCGCAGCGGAAATGGAATTGATCTTTCCCAAGCTACAGTTGCTGCACAGCCGGTACTCGCGCAGGATACGGCAGGTCATTATTATTTGCAGTTTAGTGGGGCGCAGGTGCTCAGCGCAGGAATTGCTCCATTACAGCTACACACGGAATCTGTAGTGGGGGTTAGTGGGGTTCGGTTTGATGATGGGCTACCTCACAGAATAATATACGCGAAGGGATATGCTGGAGAATATATCCCTCGGTACTCTCTGGGGCGGGACGGGACGAATTTACGGGCATTTACAGAAGTCCAGTCTTACACTGATGTTGCCGCTGGTATAACGGATACTTCGACGGCCATCCGAGTAATAACTGGAGTGAGCGATCGGGTTGCCGGGAATACGATTCTAAGGGTTCAGGGGACTCCACTTGTGACTATAACCTTTGCGGGAATACCAACAACAGATCTCACAACATCCACCCAGCAATTCCTTATGGGAGAATACAATGGTGGGTACAACTATATGGTTGGCCGCATCTATTTTCTCTCGATCTGGATGTGCTCTTCAATAGACTACACAAAGTTGTCGACTCTCGAAGCTGCTGTGAAAACTCATATAGGTGCTTGATGAACACAAAATCTGTAAAACCGAGTACACTAGCTTTAGCCGCCGTTGGCTTGACTCTTCTAGGTTTGATAGCAACCGTTATCATCCAAGCTACTTCGACTGCTTACGCCTTCGGGCGCTTGACGAATGAGGTTCAAGATAATCGCCAGACGATTCTTATCATAGCGCAGCAACAAAAGGCCCTTGAATCGACTGATAAACAGGTAGCTATTTTGCGCCAGAAAGTGGTAGACGACGAACGCTTGCTGCATGCAATTGCAAAAGCCGTAGGAGCTACGGATGGAGGTATCGAATGAAACCTGAACAGCTTTTGAAATACATTATTCAGCCAGCATTAGAGGGGCTGGATGTAAGGAAGTATGGCGGCAGGAAAGCTGAAATTCTCCTGCTTGCCACCTGCGCGCAAGAGACGAATTGTGCGAATACTGTACACCAGATTGGAGGGCCAGCACTTGGAATCTACCAATGCGAGCCGTATACTCACCACCTAGTCCTGCACTGGATCGAGCGCCACGCAGAGACAGCAATTGTATCCCTGACATCTTTGGATGAGCGCTTGATCTATGACCTTGACTATGCCACCAAGATTGCCCGGATGCTGTATTATTCAATTCCAGAGCCTTTGCCGGCGATTGGCCCAGATGCAATGTGGCTGTACTACAAGGCTTATTACAATCGCGATGGGAAGGCTACAGAACGAGAGTGGGCAAAGAACTGGACTCAATATGTCCAAGGAGAACTGGAATGAGTATATTCAATATTGTGAAGAAGGTCGTTGGAATGGGACTTCCCGCTTTGGGTACTGCGCTTGGAGGCCCGCTGGGTGGAGTCTTTGGCTCGCTGATTGGTCACGCTCTTGGGCTTGGCTCTAAACCGACTTCAGAGCAGATAGGCTCTGCAATCGATGCTGACCCGGCTGGAGCTAAGGCAAAACTCTTGCAGATTCAAAATGAGCACGCAGAGGAGATGGCCCAGCTATCAGCACTACAAGTACAAGCTCAGCAGACAGGCCAGACGATGCGCGTCGAGTATGGTTCTACTGATCCATTCGTTCGACACTGGCGCCCCATGTGGGGCTACGTGAGCGCCTACGCGTGGGCTGGAGAAGCGCTGGCTATCATGGGTGGAATCGCAGGTGGCACTGCGGCAGCTCTAATGGGCCACGCTAAAGCAGCCGGTCTGGTACTCGGGTCGCTCCCCATGATTATTGGCTCCATGGCGGCTCTGTGGGCGATTGCTCTAGCAGTGCTGGGGGTGAGTGTTGTCCAACGCTCGAAGGATAAAGCGCTGCAGGCCGGGAAGGAACCTCAACTCGGGATTCTAGGCTCACTCTTGAAGCGCATCGCGAAGTGAATTGGGCTTAAGGGGCGTATTCACCTTTGGAAAAGTGAATTATAGGGGGATGGTGTGGAAAGTCCTTCTGCACTCTTCACATCGTAAAAGTCCGCCTTCTTCTGTACCGTCCGAGTGAAGTCTAGTATAGGACTGACGGTTGCTGGGAAATAATTGGCACACCCATGGTATCCCATCATCTCCTATTGGGAGTCCTCCTATCCAACAATATTTACATGAATCGGTCGGAGAATCATTACATAGTTCCTCCGTGCATGCGATCTCAAACTGTGCTACATATTTCATGATTCCCCCCGCACATCTTTAACTCGTACCCAGTCTTTGTGCTCTGGGTGGTATACGATTAGACCAATTAACTCCAGATACAGAGCAGCCCTTTCAAAGGCGTGCTTACGCTTGTTGTTTCTAACATGAGGCAACCTATACCACAGTAAATATAGAGGGCCATTAGGGTCACGGCACCATTCACCTTCGGTAATAATGTCGTTTTTTGCCGCATCTATCGCCAACTCACGCTCAAGTTCTATCCTGACATTCCGCAGCCTTTCATCTTCAAGAGCTGCTTTTACCTTAACCTCAAGCGCTTCTTTCAAGTTTTGGTTCATGTTAATCTCCCTGTAAATTGAGTTCCGGTATTTCAGACGATTTTAACGAAGAATGCATCGGCATAACAGCTCCATACCATCCCTCTCCACTAAAGAAAATAGGGTTACGTTCCCCCTTAACCATTATGGTTATATTCTTGTCTGATGTTTGGGTGAGAACTTCAGCCACCAACTCTCTATTCACGATCACTCCCGAGATAGAACCAAGCCGTGGTTTAATTGGTAGTCGTTTCTCACCCGCGCAGTATGCACATCCAATCACACCTGCCCCGTGACATATTTGGCATTTGACCTCGTGGGCTGTTGAACACTTTGGGCACATGCATATCATTTCCCCACAACCATCGCACTTTTCGCATTTGATGGTTTCCACCAAGCCAAAGCATTCTGGACATTTCCGATCCCACAATGCGGGTTCAGCCCATTTATCCACGACTGACCGTTTGATGTAAAAGTGCGTATCTGAATGCCGCGGCATTTCATCGAAGATGCTTTGTATGGCTTCTTTTGCTCTTTCTGTTGCTTGCGGGGTTTCACGAAAGCCCCCTTGGCGCGCAAACAGCTTCTTGCGGTCGGTGGCTATTTTGTAATTTCTACTTCCACTATCGAACACATCCAACTGCATACAGAATGGTGAGTAAAGATACTTCCGAGGGTCGTCTTCTTTCGCACACAATCGCTCCATTTTCACTTTCATTTCAATCTCCTTTGATTCCGCACCTTCAATATACCACAACTCAACACGAATGGAGCATTTGATTTAAGGCCCCGCGCGGGACAGATAGAACCGGTATAGGCCCTCCCGGCTTGATCCAACCCCCTTTCTTCCAGTAAATCAAGGATCGTATCTCCTGGAGGAGAACACCAGTCGGGGGTGAATGGTTCACAATTAGGATGGAGCATTATCTTCAATCCTCAATATAAGCCCTGATGAATGCAGCCGCTACTTGCGGGACAATTGCATTCCCGTATCCTCGGATAAGCTCCACTCTTCCGGGTAGCCTTGGAGCCAGCGGGTGAATTCCGGGTTGAGCACGCCGCGTTCGCCCTTCTGCACATCGGATGATTTCATAGTCTTCCCACATCCCCATACCACTCGGCCCAACAGGCTGTTTGTTGAGACGTTGCATTGTCGGCCGTCCTTGTGATCGCGCGATGTAGGGGTCGGATGGCCGTATCCGCCGTTCCCCACCCTCGGAGTCGGCCATCCGCTTAATGGCACCGTCTCCGACAAACCCATTGCGCCCGGTCGTGGCGATACCTTCCCGCGCTTTACCGAATCGGTTGCTGTCGGAGTCGGCCACCCAGAATAGCCGCTGTCTGATATGCGGCGCGCCCGCGCTCGCAGCGCACAAATCGGCTGCCCCCACACCATATCCCAATGTTTCCAAGTCAGCACGTACTCCAGTGAGCCATTCGCGTCCAGCATTTCCCGCAGTTTGCTCCCCAAATGCAATTGCAGGGTGGCACTGGCTGATAAGCCAAAAGAACGCGGGCCAGAGGTGACGAGCGTCAGCAGCTCCCTTTCTTTTGCCTGCCGCGCTGAAAGGTTGACACGGGCAACTTCCTGTCCAGACTGGTCTGCTTGTCGGCCAGTCTGCAAGATGCAACGCGTAGGCCCATCCACCGATCCCGGCGAAGAAGTGACATTGGGTAAATTCAGCAAGATCATCTGGCTTAACATCTTCAATACTCCTTTCATCTACAATTCCCGCGGGAATTAGTTTACGCTTAATCAATCCCCGCAACCACATAGCCGACTTGGGATTGTTTTCGTTGTAATAATTCATAAGAACGGTATATCATTATCTTCAACCGCCAATGCCGTCCAGTCTGGTGGATTCCAGCTCGTAGCGCTTCGCTGGCTGGACGATCTGCTTGGGACTGGTACAGTATGGGCGGTGGGAGTAGATTGCGTCCCAGAGGGAGGTTCTGTTTGGTTGTTGAGAATCGTTTTCATTCGCGCTATTTCCTGTTCTGAAATTTCCAGTGGGCACCGAGCGTGTTCATGATGAGCAAAATACCGAGTTGGCTTCGTGGGCTGGCAATATTCTCTAAAAACTCCCAAAGTGGGAGGCCAGTCACCTTCACCAGACCTTGCGCGTTCTCGGCTCATTAGTAAGCATTTTTGCAACCCACTTTGTAACTCATGACGATTTATTCCTTGCAAGCCTTGACGCCATACATCTCCCACATCAGTTTCGCATACAGCTGAAAACTTACCCGGATACATGAGGGAAAAGCTGACAAACAGCGCTGATATTTCCTGTCGGTTCGGGTGGTAAGTCTCCAAGGGCGCGCAATCTGCGGACATTTGCTTCAATGACTCTATCGACGGCACATAATTTCCTAGACGTTCCATGATTGCCTCCGGTTAATTCATCTTCCCATCGTTCCTGGTTTATGTAGGTCGCTGGGTCTGGAATGAATCCATCCTGCCAACGTTCATCATTCTGCACTCGATTCTCAATATCTATGAGGATCATCTCAATCTTACTATCAAGTTGTTTTGATCGCCATTTATCTCGTGAGGGCTTTTTCCCTCGCTTCCGTGGGTATATTTCCCAAAATTGATCGAAGGCTATCGTGGTTAAGCTAACGGCACCTGTTCTGTGGATTTGTAAATCCCTGTTTTGTGGAATTTCTTCTTTGTATATTTCTTCTTTATCTTTATGGTCTATTCTTAATGGTCTACTAGACTGAACCTCCTTCAGTGCCTTTTTGTCGTCAGGTTCAGTGCCTTTAGGGTAACGCGCTGAACCTCCTTCAGTGCCTTTTTGTATTCCTTGGAATGTTGGTTCATATTCATTTCTCCGCCATTTTTGACCCTTGAAGCCATGTTGAGAGACTGCAATCCAACCTTCTTTTTCAGCAATGTCGAGGTGTGTGCAAACTGACCTTTCAGATAATCCGCTTTCTAAGGCTATCCTTCGGGTGCTGGGGAAACAGCTTTCGCCTACAGCGTTCAGGTGGCTTGCGAGTACGAATAGAACCAACCGGGTGGTGGGGGAAAGGTCTGACTGCATGAAACCGTGCTGCCAAGACCATATTGTTTGAGATTCAGACATAAAAAACTCCCATACTGAGGGTGCCGTTGGGTACGGCAGACAATAAAAAGGGGAACTCTCGAAAACCCTTCAAGTTGCCTTAGACCCTCAGCATGGGAGTCTCAAGAGTTCCCACGTAGGAACCCAACCCCACGCAGACCTATCCTATCACAGAATATCTTTGATGTTTTCATACAGGTCAGGGCGAAGCTCACGGAGCGGGATCCCCGTCAATCGAGCTACTTCAATCACTCGTTTGTCTGGCACCTTTGACCAACGCCACGTAGCTGTAGAGCTTAATCCCAGAGCTTCAGCGAGCATTCTGTGGTTGCCCATATGTCTCGCGCATTCCTCGACAGCGTCTTTCCAGCGTTTCTTCATTTCCTTCATAAATCACTCCTTGAATTAGTGAGGCCCGAAGGCGGAAGGCCACGTGGAAGGAGTACCACTGCAACCCAGCGATCCCAGCCTATCGGTGGGATAAATTCACTACCAGCTCCTCGGGCCTCATCACAAGTATAGCACTGGATGGGTGGAATGGAGCGCAAATATTGAAAATAATCCTTGACTTTCGCTAAATACACGATATAGTAGGGGTGTGGAAGGAAAAAAGGAGCAGATTATGGTAACTGGAAATGACACAGAATCCCTCACTGAGATTGCAAAAGATCAAATGTTGGCGGCAACTCGGATAGATATTTATGAGGAAAATCTAAAAAGATTCTCTGATATTCACAGGTATGAATGCCCTGTTTGTGATTACCGGATTGGTACTTTGATTCCACCGATTGGCGAGATATTCACATCTTTGGTGATATGTCCCCAGTGTACTGCGCAACATTTTAAAGAAGTTGATCATGGTGGGAATGTGCAAACAGAGCTAATTAAGGAGTAGATTATGATCAAGGAATTTGAAGGCAAGAAATTCAGGACTCGAGATGGGAAATATGATGCTGAAATTGTAGCAGTGCGTTTCCCATCCTCTCCAAACCAGAAGTATAAATTTTGGGTGATTTTAACAGGAGTCCAGCACCCAACCGATAGGGCTGAAGTATATCTGGATGATTTGCATAAGTTTAATCGAGCCGACTCGGATAATCTCGACCTTATCGAGGTAAAGCAATACGACTGGCCGCTGTGGTGCCCAGTATTCGCATGGGATGGTGAGAACCCCGATCCCTTAAGCTACCCTATGTTTTTTGCTGGGGTGGACGCAAACGGGCTCCCGATTACATTCGTCTGGATAAATAATCAAAAAAAATGGCGCACCGTTTTATGGGATCACGCCGAACGTGTGGAGAAACCCGATGAACTTTGATCGCGGCCTAGAGCCGTCAGACGCGGCCTATTACGCCGAGCAAGACGCGGCGGATGCCGAGGAATGCGAGCGTGAGCGCCTACGCATGGAGATTGAGGATGAAATAGCCAAGAACCCCAGTATGGCGAGTGAGGCTGTATGGGAATACGCCGACAAGCATGGATCAGACCAAGAGGCTAAGTGGGCGACTGGAGTGCTCGCGCTTAAACAGGTCGGAATCGGGCATGCAATTGACATGCTGGCCAACATGTATCAACTTGAGAAAGCAACATACATTGAACACATCGTAAATACCCGGTTGGAGGAGATGCATCATGAAGTGTGAATTTAGGTTGAAACCATACTGGATGCTTGACGATCCGCCGATGGCCGAAGATGTACCGACGCGCCGCCAGTTGCTTAATCTGCAAGAGGACCGCCGGAAGAAGGTTAACTCGTTGTGGTACCGCATTCGGAGCCGAGTTGCGGAGCATATTACATGGCTGCGGGAGGGATGATATGACCACCGTTGCCCCGCGGGATAATTATGAGCGCGTAGGTAAAACCAAGCGCGACAAGGCAAGTGGAGCGTGGGCGCGACGGTTTACGAATAGAGCGCTTCGGGTGGAGTGGCAACATAATGGCGGTCAATTCCCGCTGAATGTTTGCAATGGAAAGCGTTCACGGGCGCTGAAAAGGAGTAAATAATCATGGAAATTGAAGTTCTAACTTCCAAGAAAAAACTTACTAAATCGATGGTGTCTCAAATGTACAGAGCTGGAACAAATACGATGGCGGGAGGGGAAGTTCTGGGGTATCTAGTCAACTGCCAAAAGAATGCAGGGACAATAATTCTTATTAAATTCAAAGAGGAATACACCACGATTGAAAATAACTGGAGAAAAGGTGAATTGCGCCTACAACGTCCTATTGGTCGTTACTGGCAGACTAAAAAATTCAGTAATGAGGATGATTTAAATGCGTGGTGGAAAGCATACCAACGCGTGCTGAATCTAGCATCTCAACATATATACATTTAAGGAGAAAGATCATGACTGAAATTGAAGATAGATTGGAAGCTTCCATTAAGCGCAACGCTTTCAATGGAGACGACTACGATAGGCTTGTATGTGAAACGCAGGCACGGGAAGCAGTTACAGATCTGCGTGCGTTACGAAAACGGATAACTGAGCTAGAGACATACCAGATACCGGAGAATGATCATGACTGAAATTACGAGGGAATTACTAGAGCAGGCCCGCAAGGAATCCTATGAAGCTGGCTGGGCAAAGTGTGTCAAGCAAAGGGATGGCACAAGGGTTTGGATCGGGCACTTTACCGACGCACTGAAATACTTAGTGCAAGGAGGGAGTGAGGATGTGTGTGCTTGTAGTTGGACGGTTGAGGGATTTTTCCAGTTTCGTGAAATTGGACATCCCAACGATCTTGTAGCTGTATTAGAATACGACTGGTCAATAGGAACGCCAGCGATTTTCTGGGATGATGATAAAAATCGACACTTCCCAGGAGTTTTTGCTGGAGTAGACAAAGATGGCTATCCACAAGAAGCCTTTAGCGTGCCATCAGAAGCTACTAGCCTAAAAGATTGCAGCAAAACAGTATGGAAGCATGCGAAAAAGCTGGAGGCGCAATCAAATGAATGAGCACGAAATGATCTATGACGACCTGTGCTCACAGCGGGCTGATATTGAAGCTGCGGTCGCACGCATGATGAAATTAGGAGCGTCATACGAAGACCTAAAGCTTCTCTGCTGGGCTAGTGGAGTGGTTTTTGAAATGATAAAAGCCCAGGAGTCCGATAATGGAACCCAATAGATTCCCACAGTGCGCTCTAGCGGCTCCCTTTTCGCCTACATTGATTCATTGGAGGATAGGGTCTACTAACCGCGATAACACGAAAGGCATGCCACTGGCGTATGTAGACGCTAGAGACGTGATTGAACGGTTGGATTCAGCGGTGGGGCCGTTCAACTGGCAGAATCGCTATCCATTTGAAGGCTGTTGCGAGATTGGAATATACATTGGTAGCGCTTGGATATGGAAAGCCAATGGGGCTGGGAAAACCAAGATTGAGGCTGAGAAGGGACAATACAGCGATGCATTCAAGCGCGCTGGGGTGATGTGGGGAATCGCTCGATATCTGTATGATCTACCCAATATCTGGGTGGAAATTGAGGCTCGCGGGAAGTCCTATGCATTACCCAAGACGGTTGAAGCGGACTTGACGCAGAGGCTGGAAAAGTGGCAACGGAATTATTTCAAGGAGGAATCCGATGGATAGTCAACACTGGTATCGAAAGGATGGCTCACCATTCCATGAAGTCGAATCCAAGAATGGAGCAATGCGGCCTGTCACCCTCCGAGACGCGAGGAAGATAGGCGCTAGGCCATCGGTAACGTCTGTACTCAACATTGTAGCTAAATTCAATCTGGTACAGTGGCAAGTGAAGCAAGGAATTCTAGCCGCCCTCACTCTGCCGAGAATTGCCGCTGAAACTGATGATGAGTTCATCGCGCGCGTTATTGATGACTCAAAAGAGCAGGTAAAGAAGGCAGCGGAAAAGGGTCAATGGATTCATGCTGCGATTGATGGCTCTTTTTCTGGGGAAATGTATTCACCAGAATATGAACCTCATGCAAAAGCAGTTCGTGAATTGATCTCGGAATTATTCCCCACGGTCTCTGATTGGTGTTCTGAGGTTAGTTTTTCGCATCCTCGTGGGTTTGGCGGACGAGTTGACTTACACTCCAAGGCTACTGGTATCACGATAGACTACAAGAGCAAGGATGGTGATTTTAAGGATGGAAAACGGTTGGCTTATGACCAAAATCAGCAACTTGCGGGATACCGGGAAGGATTGCACCTCAATCGGGATGCTGAAGGGGCCACTATTTTCGTCTCACGCACGCATCCGGGAGCCATTGCATACAAAATATGGTCGCCAGCGGAAATGAGCGACGGTTGGAAGATTTTTGAAGCGGCGCTGGAGTTGTGGAAACGCATAAAGCACTACGACCCGGCAGACACAGAGGTAACCCGATGAGTGACATTAAATTTGTAGACGGCCTGATGGCATTCCCACCATTCGAGAAAGCGCCTGATTTTGTAAAGTGCGCATTATCTATAGACCGGCTGAAAATGATTGCGTGGCTGACTGCGCAGACGGGCGAAAAGATCAAGGTCGACGTGAAGGTGGGACGGTCAGGGAAGTGGTATGCGAGCGTCAATGAGTGGAAGCCCAAGGATTACGCGGTTGACCCGAATTCAACTCCCGATGCCCCGCAGGATTTTAATGATGAAATCCCATTTTAATGGCTGTTGCCAGTGAGTTCACCACATCGAGGATCACTCGCATCCTCACACGAAAGGAGTAATGACATGAAAGCAGAGAATGTAGTAATTTCAGCCCCATCGTTTGGGATCGTCGAACTCATATTGAGTGGGGATGCCCCACTGGTGGTCGAGCGATTCAGTAAAAAGATGGAACTCATGGAGAAAATGGCACAAGGGCAGAAAGGAAAGAACAAGAAGGTACGCGAGGCCCGTGATTATGACAAGGAAGCGGAAGCAGCCCGTTATCGCGCACCGGATGGCTGGGAAGGTATGAACGCTGCCAGCTTTCGGGCTGCGATGATCTCGGCCTGTCGGCTCGTTGGATTCAAAATGACGCTTGCGAAGTTGAGCGTATTCGTCGAACCTGATGCATTTGATCTCGCTGATGGAATCCCACTGGTTCGCATTTACGGAAAATCGGAGACATTTACGGCCCACACACGCAATGCAACCGGTGTGGCTGATGTGCGCAGTCGCCCGATGTATCGTGATTGGGCTATTCGGCTTCACGTTCGATTCGACCAGATGCAGTTTTCTGCAACTGATATTGTGAATTTGATCAACCGCGTCGGGCAGCAGGTGGGTATCGGGGCCGGAAGGCCGGACAGCAAGCAATCGGCTGGATGTGGTTGGGGGATTTTCCACATTTCGAGCGAGAAGGAGGAAGCGATTTTACGCACGAAATTCAAGATTTAAGCGAGCAAGGAAAGGTCCGGACAGGACCGGACAGGACCGGAGAGGACTGGTTGGGATTGGAAAGGCACGGCAGGCTGGGAGAGGCTAGGAGCGGCGCGGACGGGAACGGCAGGTTAGGCGCGGCATGGAGTGGGTTGGATTGGAGTGGAAAGGCACCGCAGGAGCGGAGCGGCTTGGACGGGATAGGCAATGCACGGCAGGTCAGGCGCGGAACGGCAAGGACTGGAGCGGATAGGACTGGACTGGCACGGCAGGCAAGGAAGGGATTGGAGTGGAAGGGTTAGGAATGGCACCGCAGGCGCGGCGGGGAAAGGACTGGCTCGGCATGGACTGACTCGGCAGGTGTGGAACGGCACGGACGGGAGTGGCACGGAACGGCACAGCATGGCAGGCGTGGAGAGGAGTGGATTGGAAGAGAGAGGCACCGCAGGTTAGGCGTGGAGGGGAACGGAACGGATAGGAACCGCACAGCACGGCAGGCAAGGACAGGATTGGCAGGGATGGGAGTGGATAGGCACCGCAGGAATGGTTTTAATTTTGGAATTGGAGTAATTTATGAATGAAATCGGAAGCGAAATCGCAAAACTGGCAGATGAAAATGGATTGATTCAACCGGAGGCTGTGGTGGCTGTTGCTCGGCAGAAAGACAATCCACTGCATGGATATTTCACATGGGATGACAGGGTAGCGGCAGTAAAGTGCAGGCTACTCGAAGCTCGTGCGCTGATTCGATCTGTGGTGATCGAGAGCGCGGGAGCAGAAAAGGTCAAAATCCGGGCATTTGTCTCTCTACCCGGTGATCGCGTTGGAGGGGAAGGCTACAGGAAAATGTCGGATGTGATGGATTCGGATTTTCTCCGCCGGCAGCTTTTGGCCGATGTGGATCGCCAGGTCGAGTCGTGGAGAAGCCGGGCGCAGACGCTTCATATGTATCTGGATGCAGACATCAAGCTGAAGCAGGCGTGAGTAAACTCGAAGACCTCTTTGCTATGCAGCTACGGGCGGTGGAACTTCCCACGCCAAAGCGGGAATATAGGTTCGACAAAAAACGCAGATTCAGGATCGATTTTGCGTGGCCTTCCCTGAAGATAGCAGTCGAAGTAGATGGAGGAACATGGACCAACGGGTGCCATGTGCGTGGCGCAGGGTTTCATAACAATGCGGTGAAGCGAAATATGCTGGCGGTAAGGGGATGGAGAACTGCGTCAGGGGATTCGCAGATGGTTCACAGTGGTGAACTATTAAGGATTACTGAAGAGTTGGTTAGGGGCGCAGAATTGTTGAAGGAGGCAGAACATGAGTAGGGAAATAGTAGCGGTGAAAATTGGCACACTTATAACCACGAATATGGAGGATGTACGGAGGATGCTGCGTGACGACTCACACATAAGACTGTTGAGTCGCCAAGAAGTAAGGTTTATGTCCGCTTGCGATTTGGGCGTCAATTGGGATAAATTGGCAGAGTCGCGCACGATTTGCATCGAAAATGGTGATGGGACATTTTGCCCACCACCACTAGTCGATGCAGATAAGGAGTGATAAAATGAAAGTACCAACTGAAGTTCTTGAGGTGCTTGATGAATGTCTCACATGCGAGGATCAACTCACATTACCGGAGCAATTGGACAGGAAGCTGTACGTGAGCACGAATAAGGTGCTAGAAGCCTTGGGAGCGAAGTGGAATCGAAAGGCGAAAGTTCACATCTTCGATAAGGATGCTCAAGAAGCCCTGGATCCTGTGTTGCTGACGGGTGAAGTCACTACGCAGGCCGAGAGTGGATTTTTCAAGACACC